TAACATCTGCTTCAGTCTCAGACACATTAAAAGTCAGATCATACACTTTTGGATCTTGAGAGAATGGCAAGCCGTATAAAGCTCTAAATTCATAACCATCACCAAGACGAGAAACTCTAACTTTTGGTGTGCTTTGTTTTCTCATCCCATAAGTGGGCTGTATTGATGGAAAAGTTGCCATTATCTATTTAATAACCCTCCCGCTCTTTGTTCTTGAACTATTGTTGTTTGTACCACAGAAGCTATTAATTGTCCAAGTGCTTTTCCTTCTGCTTGGCTACCTGAGACAGAAGAGCCAGACGCATCAACGGAAACATTTACAATATTAGTTGTACCTCCAATATCTTTGTTAGGTATTACATTTCCACCTCTTGAACCAAGTTGAAGTATCTCAGGTCCTTTTTCACCAACTACAAAAGCACCACCAGCAGAAACAGGGCCGCCATTTGCTCTCTTACCAAGATTCTTAAATACATCACCTAAAAATCCTCCTACTCTATCACCAAGCCCAGAAACAGCCCTTTGAATAGCAACTTCAACTAAACTTCTTTTAAGATCATTTAAGACACTAACAGCCGCTTGAGCAAGTGTTTTTGTACCCATAACAGCATCAGTAAGATTAGAGACAATGCCTTGTTCTATACCTTGACCAATCTCCATAAACTTTTCTTTAAGTTTTTCTGTTGCTTCTTGATTTTTTTTGATTTGATCTTCTTGTTTTTTCAAAGTATTATTTTGCTCAATAATTTTTATTAATTTATCTGCTTCGGCTTCTCCAAACTTTTCAGTAAATTCTTGTCGTTGTTTATCAATATCAAATTTTTCTTTTTCTTCGTTAGTTAATAATTTTGATCTCTCGACAGATTCTTTTAGCTTAATATTAGTTTGTTGTAATGCACTTTTAGTTTTTATAAAACTATCTGCAAGTTCTTTTGCTTTTGCAGTTTTTAAACTATCTTTTAATTTTTCTAAATCATCTTTTAATTTTTCAAGGCTTGCTTGTTCTCCTTCTGCACCAGAAATTAATTGAAAACCCTTTTGACCTTCAGTTATTTTTGCAATTTTAGCTTCTAAATCATCAATTAATTTTGTTGTTTCTTCAATTTTTGATTGAATATCTGCAGAACTGCCCTCTTCTAATAGCTTATTAAATTCTTTTTGTTTATTTATTGCTTTTATAATTGCATTAGTTAAAAAAGCAAAACCACCAGCTAATGCAACTAATGGAAGTGCATTAGCAGCAATTGTTAAAGCACCAACAGCAACAGTAAGTTTTGAAACACCACCAGCAGCTAATAAACTTGCGGCATTTACACCTGTTAAACCACTTGAAGCAATAATTGACTGAACACCAACCATACTGAAACCAGCAATCAAAGATTTTACTTGAATAACAGCTACCGGAAGAACAATACTTAAGCCTTTAACAGCTAAAGCAATACCACCAATAACAAGTGCTGTTTGACCTTCTGAAGTGTTTAAAAAATCTGTTATTGCTAATGTCAAAGCAGTTAGTGCTTTAACAGTGGGTTCAACTGCTGGTCTTAATTTACTTCCAACAGCTCTTGCCAAATCTTCAGTAGCATTACTTAAGTTTTTGAATACTTGTGTTGGATCATTTTTTATTAATTCTTTCAAAGATGCAGAACCATCTGTTTCAATTTTTCTTAATGCTCTTAAAACAACATCACTTGTAAGTTTTCCTTCTGAAGCGAATTTTTTTAAAGCTCCAACAGTAACACCAAGTTCATCTGATATTGGACCAAGTAATGTTGGAATCTGTTCAGAAATACTTCTAAATTCATCACCTTGTAATCTTCCAGAACCTAATGCTTGAGCTAATTGTCTAAACGCATTTGAACTTTCTATAGCAGATGCACCAGCTAATTTTGCTGCTGTATTAAAACCAAAAAATGTTGATTTAATATCATCAACACCAACTCCTAGTGGGGCTAATCTTGCTGTAATATCTGTAATGCCTTCAAGAGCTTCAGTTGCACTTAAGCCAAAGGCTTTTTGTGCATCAGCAGCAACTTGTTGTGATTTTGCAAATGTACCAGATGATTTTGTTAACAGTCCTAATCTGACATTTAATTTTTCAAAATTTGCAGATGTATTTACTGCCTGTCTTGCTAATAAACCAATACCAAGACCAGCGATTGCACTTTGTAACCCACCAAAAGATTGTTGTAATTTATTTGTTTGATTCTGTACACCTTTCAAAGCACTTGTAGCACCAGTGGCATCAACTCTCAGTTTTACAATACTTTCTGCCACTAATTAAAAAGTCTTTCTTATATATTACCTTGATTTAGCTCTTTGACGATCAGATTGTCGTTTTTCGTTCTCATATTTAATTTCATAATATGCAGCCCAATATATTAACTCTTCTTCAGTAAGAGATATTCTAAGTTCTTGCAATGTTTTACCAAGTTCTGTTGCTAGGAAAAACTCAAAATTAAGCCAGTTATCCCCTCTTATTCGTTTTTTGCTGTATTTATATCAAGTTTAATATCAAATAAAAACAATTCGATTTCATTTAAAACATTTTCTGGAATAAATCTATGTAATTCTGCGGCATCTGCCATGTTGAAAGCTTTGCTGCCATCTTCCAACTCTGCCATTTGACATAAAACATGAGTAGTCATTGTTAATGCCTCTTCTGTTCCAGCAGCAGCTTGAGCCTTCTTTCTATCGTATCTGGTTAAAGGTTTAAAATATAAAGTTTCAATAATTTCACCATTAGAGTTTTTCCATTCATATTTTCTTCTGGTGGTCATTTCCTCCTTATAAGATTCTGTAAGAAGGTCTATTGTTCTTTTAGATGCCATAATCTTGGGGTTGGTTAATTAATTAAATAGCAGATGTTATTGTGCCGTTTGTCTCAAATGTAATATTCACTTCTTGTATTTCTCCAAGAGTAGCTCCATAAGTGGCATTAGTAATAATACCAGCGAAACCAATTTTTTTAGTCGCTTCTCCACTATCAGGAAATAATTCAAATAATGCGTCACCAGCATCACCTGTTGTGATTATGTCATCAATAAAAGCTTGATAATCAGAGTTTCCAGCATTGTCATACAAAAGAGTTGCAGAACCAGAACCATCTATTAAACCACCAATACGGCTTTTAAATGTATCACCCATTTTAGTGGTTTCTAATGTGTCCTTTGTTATATCTAGTGACCATGCTCTTAAACTGCCAATCTCGGCTTCTGTGCCGCCAGCGTTTTCAAACATGAGCTTTCCTAGATCGCCTCTAATAGCTGCCATGATTTAAAAAGATTTATTTATAAATATATTAACCTTTTTCAGCTTTTTTTACATCTTTTTGTTTTGTGTTTTGATTTTCCATATATCTTTTGCATCTTCCATCCCAATAATTTGGATCTCTTCTACCCTTTACAGCTTCGATTGCGTTTAGCATTTCTTCTGTTATTTCAAGTTTTGGCATGATTAAAGATCCTCAAATATTTCAAATGTTACTCTGATTTGAGTTTGAAACTTGCCCTCTGGACTTGATGTTAATATTTCAGGCCCGATTGGTGAATCAAAAATAACACTTGATACTGTGATCCTATTGTATAAGTCTCTAAGCCGTTTGCAAATCGTAAAGTTAGCCCCTGCTCCTATGCCTTCCTCTGTAAATACATTAAGTAATACTAAACCAACAACACTATTTGTACCGCTTGCATTACCCATTGTCTGATATGAACCTGACCCAAAGCTAGTAACGCATTGAACAAAGCTATCTTCCGTAGTGCTATCAAATGCCATATTGTTGAATACAACAGGGATTGCAGGGCTTGAGGCTAGTTCTGTGGCTAGTCTTGCCTCAATAGTTGATCTAACTGTGTTTAAGTCTGTTGCAGCCATTTATTTAAATTTACCTCTTAAAAGTCTTGCATATTGTTTAGCAACAAATTGTTCAAGTTCTTTTCCAATTAACTCAGGAAATCCAGCCTGTGTATTTTGTCTTGTTCTATAAACACCACCCCATGAAGGTGGAAGGTTTACACCAAAACAAACTGGCTCTGAATAAGCAAGGTTATTAATTATTGTGCCTTCTAATGGTTTTATTTCTGTCTGCCATGCGTTTCTAAGTTGCCCGCCTCCTTTTTGTTCACCCTTAAAAACAACTCTAACTGGTGTTGCTTTTTTTACTCTTCTAGTCCACTCCAAAGTTGTTGCAGCAACTAAATCTTCCACCGCCTCCCTCATTACATCATCTATTTGATCTAACCTGATTCTTCTTGTCATCTTTACCTCAAGATAAGATCAAAGCTTACAGCAGTATTATTTTGTTCATTCGTTATAACTTGAATAATTTTAAATTCAACGCTACTCATAACAACTCTATCTTTTGTCGTAGGTGCAAATGTAAGATCACCAGCAGATATAGTAAGCCTTTTATCCTGTGACTCAATCAAATCATTTACTTCATTGCGAGCAACATTACTTACAACACCTTTGATAGTTGTATCAGATGTACTCTCAGTAATAGCTCCTGTTGTGGTGTTATAACTTCCAGCCGTTACTTGCCTAATAGTTACATCACCGCCAAGCTTTTTCAATGAAGCACTAGCCGCCTTTTTTAGTGCATTAGCAAGACTCATAATCTATATGCAATAACTTGTCCACTTGCAAGAGTGATACTTGTAATAACACCGCAAACTTCAGTTGAGGCTTTCATTTCAATGCCATTAATTGTTGCAGATCCATTTTCTGTAATGTTCTCAGCCACAAAAGTAGCTTCTGAATCTTTTAAAGCGTGAACCTTCCCAAATCTGCCTGTATGTGTCGCAGTATTTGTAATGATTATTGCTGCTGGATAGTCGTAGCCGTACATTTAAGACCTCTTGATAGATAAGTTTGCTCTTCCGCCTATTCTAATCCCCATCAGGTAATGATCAACTATTGGCGGTATGCGATCAATACCAACAGCCCCAAAGAATCTAGGGGTGACGTTTATACCTCCAACACTTACAGCCGCAAAATCTTCTAACCCACTAAGCTCTAAACCATTTCTATTATTATTCAAATAAACTGCCAAAACTACTTGAGCTTTTTTTACTCTTTCTGGAATCTCTGTATCTGTGTAATAATCAGCAACTAATCTATTTGGAAAACTTAAGCCATAAAGGTTTGTATATGTATCAGGTTTTCTTACTCCTGATCTAGGCCATTCCAAAGCCTGTGTATTACTTACTCTTGCCCCTAAAAATTTTTCTCTATCTATTCTCTGGGCTGCTGTAAACAATGCCCTGTTTTTATTATCAGTAGTAGACCCGTCCCAAGCGGCATTGTCATCACTTAGAACAAAACCTTCAATGATAGCGTTTGCATCATCAAGGGTGATATAAGTATTGGCACTTGCACCGCCAACAGTAGCATCAAGAGTTATCGCCATTTATTTGTTTTGGTTTTGGCTTGCGTTTTGGTTTTGGCTTTTCAAGAGTTTGAGCTAGTGAAGCTGCTTTTTCAGCAGCCTCATTTTGCTCTCTCATACGCCTAAATGCGTACATTGCCATTAGCTTGATGCACCTTTTAGTGCAACGAAGTTAATAACAATAGCTTCACTTAATGATCCACCAGAAACATTAGAAACTGTTACTGCAAATGAACCAGCAGCAATAGCGTTAGCGTTTACTAGATATGAACCAGCAGTACCAGCAGATCCATGAACAGCTACAACAACATCTGTTGCTGCAACTTTGCTATTTGTAACTGTGAAAGATACTTCAGCCGCAGCCGCTAAAGCTGCGTCATTCATTGTGATCTGTCCACTCTCAGTGTTGAGAGTTACACCTGTAGATTTATTGGTGGCCTGAGTTACAGTGCCGCCTGTTGTTGGGCCAATAAGTGACCCAGCAGTTACGTCAAATAAAGAACTCATGATTAATCCTGATTTGATACGTTAGTAGCTCTAACAATACCGATATTCTTTGTTTCATACACTTTCGACCATGATGCAACAGTTTCCAAAACAGTTCTGTTTGGGTTAACTGTTGATACAGCGTACTTAAGACCGACTGGGTGATAGATGTAGTGAAGATCCACTGCCATTGCTTCCTCAAGAGCAAGAATGTCTCTATCTGTCTGTGTTCTAATTGGTGCTTGCTCACCAGTAACAACAGCCCCTTGTGTAAAGAAGAAAGTAGAATACTCTGTTGATGCACCAGAACCAGTTGTAGGAATATCATCAGACACAATCACTCTCAAGCCCATAAATGAACCGAATGAAGGCTGGTCAAATGCCCTTGCTGTGCTACCTGATGCGGCTGCTGTATCAGCATTGCCACCATCATCATAAATACGATCAATAGCGTTTCTTTCTAACAAGTCATAGTACACGTTTGAGTGGACTGCCATGGCTGTTAGCTTTTCACCTTGATCACCAAGTAAAGCCTTTGCTCTTGCAACATGGCGAGGGCTTAATGCTGTTGGTGTATCTCCTGACTCTGAGTCAATTGTTAAAGCAAACAAAGCTGAGTTGCTATCGTTTGCATTGATAGAACCAAAAGCACCAGTTAAGCAAGAATATAAATCCTTCTGTTTCTGGTTGTTTACGTA